ATTTTCCCACTTGATATTGGCATAAATAAACTATTTAGTTCTAAGAGAACTTGGTAAGAAACATGGCTTTGAGCTACCCGTGGCAGCATTGAAGCCGTTAACAACTCTCACATCCTTTTTCATATCATTCTATATAATACGTTGTAGATTAAACTTTTACACAAAGATAAACATAATTATTCACAAATGCAAGCCACCAAGTTCTCTTAGAACTAAATACTTGTGATATGTCAAATAGCGGAGGAAAGATTACAGCACCAGTAAGCATAGAAGATGTGCGTACTGTTTTAGGCGTTTCAAGCTATGACTTGGGTACACTGTGCAAAAACAGTAACGGTAAAATAAACAAATGGTCTAAATATAAACCAGTCAGACAGCCGTTTGTAGTTGCTCCTAACAGTAATTGGTACAAGGCAAATGATGGCTTCTGTGGACTTAAAGTAGGATGGTCTACTGCCGGAGATAGCAGTCTGACAAATTTAGTCAATGCCTACAAGCAAGGCACATGGGACTATTTACCTCCTACGGGTGGAGATAGTCAGCCATTTAGATTGCTTGACTTTGAAGGCTATGACCACAACGCTGGACCTTTTGTAAGCAGTAAAATGAAGAAAGGAACTGAACTGAAAGTCAACACAATGGCAAGCAACGCTCTAACATTGGCTGTAACTTACAACAGTTCATCCACATCATTACAGATAACGGACTTTGGAAATGCAGGAGTTGGCTTAGACCGAGCACATCTTGCAGCAGCCTTATACAATAAAGACCCATTGTTGTATAGTGACGCTACCAGATTGCAGACTGTCATTTCAGATACTCCGGTAGACCAGAGAGGAACAGTTACCTTTAACTTTACTGCAAGTGATATAAATACCACAAGGTTCGTAATGTTGTTCTTAGCTTCTACCACAGTATCAAACAACATGTGCATCCCTTATGATGATAACAATTACTTCTTGTTTAAAGTAGACATTACACAAGAGTACGGATTAAATATTATACCGGATAAGATGGGTGGATATACTAATGGCTTCCATGAAATAACGTATTACCAAGCAAATGCCTATGCCTCAAATAATGGTTATGCAGACGTATTGTTCTTCTTTAAGATAACAAATGAATCGGGAAAGACAATCACCATAGGAAGCGGTTCGGGTGTTGACTACAACCTAAGAACTGAATTTGGAGGTATATATACAACCAATTTGCAATACTGTGATTCTGCTGGCAATAACATAAATTCTAACATTTCTATTGCAGCCGGGAAAACTTTCCAAGGTTATTTCAAAGCGTCAAGAATGTTTTTGAATTTTGTAAATACATGGAGCAGTAGCACAACTCAGTCAAGAGGAGGTTTGTATATTCAAGCCTATAACCAGGGCTATGGTGTTCAGAAGGGATGGCAGAATGTTTCGCCATATTATATGATAATGGTAAAGAGATAATGGATATGGGAAAGAAAGTAGATTTATTAATTAAAGGTAACTTGTTGGTTACCAACAATATAACTGGGGGGGGGGATTTTTAGTACCTCACTTGAACAGTTAGAAGAACATTTTAATGTTAGTGAAGCAGCGATAATTGAAGGGGACTTAAATATAGAATCTTTCGATTGTCGCTCTTTGTGTGTGGTTGTGCTTGGTGCAGTAGTTGCGAAAGGAGGTAACTATGTCAGTTAATAGTGGAAGATTAATAGCTCCATTAAATATTGGAGTAGATATACCAGCAGCAATAGGTTATTCAAGTACCGATTTAGGAACATTATGTAAAGCAAATTCTATTAATAAATTTGCAAAGTACAAGCCAGTTAGATATGCTAAATTTAGCGAGTTAACTCCATTAGAAAGAAAATCTACAAATTATGGATTGTCTTGTTATGAAGTTTCAGCTTTAGTAACAGAAATGGTAAGTTCAATACCTACTACTGGAAAATGGGGATATACAAAACCTAATGAATATTATAGAGCAACTGACTTTTTAAATGAAGACTATCCTACTAATTTTGGATATAATCATTCAGCAAAAGCTCCTGCTTCTGGATTTAAAAATATAACTATTTATAGTGATGAAATAAATAGTTTGCCTACCTATACATTTAATGCTAAATTTGGAGATAGTTCTTGGGAAGGTATTGGAGATACTTCGGGAATAGAAATCCCATTAAATCAACTTACTATAATAAGTGGAATGCCAATTTCAAATGGTAATTGGAGATTTGGATTAGCAATATATTTCCCACATGAAAACGGAGGTTATATTGTTCAATATGCTTCACATGAGAAAGCTATTACCTCTTTAAGTTCTTCTGCTGATATTTCTAAAATGATTATTAATCTATCATTATCAGATAGAGTAAAACAGTATATAAAATCAGCTATTGATAAGAATGTAAAAACATTAGATGCTATTCCATTCATAGGCTATAATCTAACTTATGTAACTACTGACCCAGCAGGCAAATACTTCCGTTTCTTAGGAGGAGGAAGAGCTTTTTGTATGCCAGAAGGAGAGAAAATTACTATTAATATAAAAAATGCTTCCGAAGCTTATAATGTAAAAGTTACTGGTGGATATGTAATGTATTATAATATCGATGCAGGAAATAGAAATTTTGCATTGAATGAAGGTGGAATAAGTACTTGGACTAAACCTAAGAATAGTTATTCTTGTGGTATGACTGTAATATTTGATTTTTCTTATAACTCTACTGGAAAATTATTAAATGCTTCTAATGTATATTTAGGATTAGAAACTGTTTATATTAATCAAGCTGGCTCTATTGAAATGATGAAAAATGGGACATGGACTGCTGTAACATCTGTTGCAAGTGCTGGAACTTATAGAATAACAGCAAGAGAGAGCTATACGGGAGGAACAAGAACTGCTTTATCTACACTCTTAAATAATTTACCTTCTTATACTACTACTAATAATATTCAACCAGTATTAGGAATATGGGTTAGATTTGGAGTAAATGGGGTAAATGTTGATAAAAAAGGAGCTTCCATAACAGTTAGAATGTTAGACCCATTATAAATCTTGCTCATATCAATAAGTTTTCGTATATTTGCAATAGATATGAGAACTTAACTATATAGGTTATTCGACTTTGTGTTTTTTCATTTTTAAAGCATCTGCTGCGAAGTAGGTGCTTTTTTATTAAGGCAGTTATAGTAGAAACCATTAAAACACCTTCTACGATTAAGAAAAAGAAGTAGGAGATATTTTAAGGTAAATTTGTTTAGTTATATATTGGATAAGATAGGCATAAATTTCATCTGTTTTATATGACAATTTTATTCCAATTTTATCCAATATAAACATTACACAATGGAAAATTTCATGTTGCAAAATAGATAATTCATCTATAGTTTTAGGTATAATATCCATGTATAGTATAGTCTGATTATCATTTAGAAATAGACTTTTATATTTACCTTTTATATCTTTTTGTGAAAGATTTATACCGTATTTTTTCAAATTTATAATTAAGTCTTTTTTATTTCCAAAATGTACCATTATATGAAAAGGATAAATTTGACAATCTATGATAAAATTCATAAATCATTATTTAAAACTAAAGTTTAAAAGTTAAAGATAAGTATTCTCGTCTACACGGTGCATCTTCAAAGTACCCATAATATAGTTCCGACCAGTAGGACGATTAACTATTATAGTTGTAGGTTCGTAAGAATCCAAACATACAAACTTGCTCTCTGCACCAGCATATTCAGATTTGATAGTCACTTGATGACTTGTCATATAACTAATGAAGTTCTTGTGAACCGTACGAACATCAACTGTACTATCATGGAAATCATCTATGATAAACGAAATCTCTACATCGGGATTTTCATAACATACTTTGTCCGGGACATAGACATCTTCCTTGTTGCTGTTAATCCAAGAAGCCGTATAGATATTCTTAGGCTCTCCTTGTGCAAGAAAGCCATCCATCTTCAATATACGAAGACCTTTCCATTTAACTGTAAAGTCGGTATAGTCTTCGATACCAGCTTTTACGAAATATATATTTGCTCCTAACATTACAGTCTTAAATCTTTAGTGAACATTTTTACTTTACCATCATTCTCTAAAACCTTCACTTCACATTTGGGAGAATACATATAGACTACAACATTACTGTGTACGTCTACATAGTCAATAGTCAAAACACTTTCATCAAACAGATAGATACGTATGGCATTGAATCCGTCTAATTCCAAGTGAACATTAGACTTGTTAGATATATATATAGTTGGGCATTTAGTTTCTTGTACCGATATGCGGCTATCACATTGGACGAAGTGAGAAACGTCCTCTTTTAAGGTTATATAATCGTGATTATCTACCCACATAGAGTAAGTATAACCATCAACTCCATCAACATCATTAAAGGTGTGCTTTCCGTTTATATAGTCAGCAAACTCCCTTTTTAAAAAGTCAACGGACATTCCCCAGCCTTCATACATTGAAGTTGCCATATATGGAATACTCTGTTGCTGCAAGGCAAGCTGCATCAGCTTCTCTCTATCCTCCTTGCAGGCTTTCCACTCTTTGTTGTACTCGCTACACAAGTCCCGTAACAAAGAGTTTTTGTAAAAGTATAGTAAGTTATGCTCCATCATTATTCTTTAAATAAGGAAACAATAAAATCTCGTCCAGCACCCGTCCACCTTCTATCATAAATAATGCGTCCGTTATCCAAAACAGTTTGCTTAACAGAAGTATATCCCAAGTCGGCATACTTGGCATACAGCAGCCATGTACCATTTTGCTTAAATTGAACTTCCATCTTAGCTAACCGATTGTTCAGTTCTATTGCAGACCTCAAACCAACTTCCTTTGCAATCTCGCCAGCAGTATAGGTTTTAGAATCATGCACCAAGCGTCTAACATTGTCTTGTGCCTCCTTAGCTTCAAGTTGTGCCTGCTGTTTAGCTTCATATTCTAAAGCCCAAGCTCTTGCGGCTTCTGCCGGATTGTTGAAGTTAGGCAGTGTGATACCAGAAATAGCTTTCTTTTCACATTCAAGAAAGTAATCTCTAATTTTATTGCCCATTTCAGTTTTAGACATCATTGCTAACTTCTTTGCCATATTTACTGTAATAGCATAATCTTTAGGAGCTTTTGTTGGGTTGTTAATCCATTGATTATCAATATCGGAATTTAGTACGATAGTCCAATCTTCTCCTTCTATAGCAAATTCATTATCAATAATATTTCTTGTAGCCCATTTTGAAAAGCTACTGATGTCATATCCTAATTGGATATACAACTCTCTTGCTGAAACAACTTGCTTCCCTTCTCTTTCTGAAATTTTAATTAGCTCTTTCATATTTACGACTGTTTATACGACTTGTTAATAATAGCGAGAGAGAAGTAGAAGTCGCCACTACTTTCAATAGAGGAGCTACCTCTATCTATCTCCCTCACTACAAATATACTAATTAATCGGGTAATATCCTAACATTTACACCATTTCCTGCGGCAGTAGAAATATTTACCGTCCAAACTTGAATGGCTTGAAGTATCTGATAACTACTTCTCATTTGAAGCAACATCTGCGACATCGTGCCTGCATTGACATTAGTCATATCCCATATACCCTGCATGATGGTAGTTTGCTGGAATACTTGCTGGCTTACCATATTCATATAGGCTTCTAATGATTCTGCTTGGGATTCAGTGATTCCTTGTATTCCTTTCTGTAAGGAAGAAAGGGCTGCGTCTTTCACTCCACTACCGAACTCTATACCAAGCTGACCCATTAAGTTCTTTAAGTCCTCGTTTATCAAAGGAATTAACTCTTTACCCAAGTCGGCTATCTGTTTGGCTTCTTCGGTGGTAATACCTACACCGCCAGCAGAGTTTTCTTCGGTAAATCTCTGAACCATAGCAAACATACTCTTCAACCGTTGTCCGACAATCTCAGAAGCAAGCGACTTGACAATCATATTTGTTATTAAATCATCAAAGCTTTCCTCTAAATTTGCCATTGTATCAGTTCCTTCCTTCCAAGCTGAAATCCAAGAATCGGCAAAGCTTTCTGCGGCAGACTTCACATCTGTACCGAGCAAAGTGTTTACTATATTAGTAGTAGCATCATCAATGGCATTCTGTAAGTCGGTAACTTGACCCTCTAATTCTATGATTTTGTCTTGGTCGCGGTTTTTCTTCTTCCGGCTCTTTTCAAGTTGAAGCTGACGTTGAACTTCTGCAAGCTGTGCCTTCTGATTTGCAATAGCTGCCTTCTGCGCTGAAATTTCAGCTTTACCCATCGACTTATCAACAGCACGTTCAAGATTCTTATAAGCGTTCTCTAATTGCTTAACTCTTCTCTCACTCTTTTCAACCTCTCTTGTGATTTTCTTGTTTCCGGCATTGAATATGGCTGATACTCCTTGCCAGATACCTCCTAATGTGTTGATTGTTCCACCTAATATATCTCCTCCTGCTATTTGAGCAATTCCTTGTGCAGCTTGTGAAGCACCTTGTATAGTTTCACCAATAGTAGATATAGTATCAGAAACTCCCTCGGAAAATCCCATCTGCTCAAAGATGTTTCCTATGGAACTAACTGACATACCCAACTGACCTACATATTCAACAGTACTTTTAAATTTACCGTCCAGCCCTTCAAAGTTATCCTTCAAATTCTCAACTTGGTCTGCAAGCAAAGCAAAAGGATTACGAGAATTTACCTCTGTCTTTAAAGCCTTAATACGTGCCATTAACTCTTTGTATTCATTAATTGGCATGTTGGCTCTATTAGCTACCGCAAACCTCTCTATCTCGTCAATCATATTGTTTAACGACACAGTGCTGATTGCATTCAAGTCTTGGAATGACTTCTCCCAAGCATTAGAGGTATTCTTCCATTCCTCAAAAGCTATCTTAGTCTTTTCTTGTTCCGCACCAGTATCAACAGCAAGAGAGAGCTTTGGAGCTTTCTCGTTTATGAAGTTCTGTATCTCTTCAATCTCACTTTCTATCTCCGCTCTTACATCGGGGCTTTCAGTCACAGACAACTGTAATTCCAGCTTTGCCAAATCAGAAGTTGCATCAGTAACTCTATTGGAGATAGAAGCTTGGTCTTCCAAACGTTTTCTTTCGACCTCTGCTATCTTATCCTCCATTTCAGCGTACTTATCTGCAATAGACTGGAAGTTCTTGAAATCATCCAATGCGGCTTTCTTGATAGTATCGCTTAACCTTTTCTGAATGTCTTCAATAGCCTTTGAAGCGTCACTCTCACTCTGAACCATAGTATTAAGAGAGCTTTGCCAACTGCCAACCCTTATGTCGTTAGGATTCTTTTCGATTAAGTCTTGTAATCTCTCTTGTTCTTTTTGGAAGGATGAAACTTTTTCCCTCAAACTATTCAATGTAGCGTTAACATCAGCCTCTAATTGTTCAAGCGAAACGGGGTCATATTCAAACAATCCAGCAAACAGTGAACCGAACTGCCCAGCACCTTCAATATCCAATTCCAGTTCGTAGCCTTGAAACATTCCCTCAATCTTGCGTTTTGCCAAAGCAATACTTGCAGAGTTAATAGAGATAGAATATTCAATCTCACTTTGTGCCTTCTTCCCGGCAACCAACTGTTTAGCTTCTGGCGATTTGAGGGTTTCAGCTATCTTATTATAGAACTTTGGAGCACTACCTTTATCAAAGGTAATCAAGTCGTTAATATCAACACTGACACCCTTAAACGCATTGTCGAATAAGTCTTGGTAAGCTTCCTTCACTTTTTCGGTAGCATAGGTTATATTGCCAGTGTCTTTTACAAGTTGCAAGAACTTCTTCTGAATATCATCTACCAACTTAATCTGTTGCTTCAATAAATCCATCTCCTCCTTCTTTGCCTTATTCATCTCTTTTTGAGTGCTAAGGTCAAGATTTAACGCAGAGGCAATTTGTCTTGCAACTTTCAAACGATTGGCAACATATTCTTTTTCTTCGGGGCTTGCAGTAAGACCTTTGGATATTTCTTCTTGTTGTGCAGTAAGCGACCTATATTCCTTTTTCAATCGGTCAATATAACTCCAAATATCTTCGTCTTGCTTAATGGCAAAGCCTGCACCAGCACCACCGCCAGCTTTCTGAACAATAGAATTAACATTCTTCTGCCAGTCCTTTAACTCTACATTGTACTTTTGAAGTTGTTCAGTTATCTGGTCATACATATAAGTATTGCCAAGCTTCTTGTATGCAGCTTGAAGTTCGATAAGTCTTAGCTTCTCGTTCTTCTGATTTTGTTCCAGCTTCTTATATTTCTCATTGATATTATCTATTGCTTGACCTTCTATTACACTGGAATAAGTTGGTCTATTGCTGATAATATCACTGGCTTCACGAACTTCTTGAATAGCCTTCTTTTGCTCTGTAATCGCCTTACCTAACTTGTCAATGCTTCCGGATGAACCAAATAAAGACTGAACAACTGGATTAAGCTTTTCCATTTCAGCAGTAGAACCGCCAAGATACTTCTTAGAGATAGAGTAGAATCTTGCCATATAAGTTTCACCTTTGGAAAGTCCTTTATCCAAACTTGCAACAAAGTTTCGGGTAATCTCTTGTGCATTTACTTTAGAGATACCTCCTTCTGTCATTTTCTCTATAATATTGGCAATAGCATCTTGTTGTTGTTCAGAGTACTTTTCTGTTATTACTTGATAACTCTTTTCAAGAGCTTGTGACTTTGCTTTATTATAAATAGCATCTACAACTTTATTGTAATTTTTAGCAAGTTCAGAAGCATAGTTGATTTCAGTCAACATATTGGGGAGATATGAGCCATAAGTATTGTTTATCTCCTTCAAAGCATCGCTGAAATTTCTACTTCCTTTTTCCGATTCATTTAACTTCTTTACTAAAGCGTCAAAGTCAGAAGTCATTTGCTGTGCATTTATAAGACCGCCAGCAGTAATGCTTTCCAGTTCTTTCCTAAACTTAGTGGCATTTGTGTATGCTTGATAAATAGCAACTCCCAAAGCAGCTAATCCAGCAATTATTACCGCATAAGGATTCTTTGCAACGGCAAGAAGAGTTTTATTCAAGTTTTGAGTTGAAGCTTCTGCAAGCTTTGTCGCAGCAGCCTTATCTCTCAATGCCTTTCTTGCTATTACCAAATATTCTGAATACTTGCGTAAATTCATATTAGCAGCAAGTTGTACAGTAGCAACTGCTATTTGAGCTGTCTTATATACACCCAAAGCAGTAGCAACAACTGTCAATATATTAGCTACACTTCGCCAATTCTCAAACAGACTTCTTACAAGAGATATGCTTCCGGTTAACATGCCTTGATTCTCCTTACCAATCTCATTTAGCATGAAGTCATAAGCATCGGTTAAGTTAGATAACTGTCCTGCTAAAGTTTCAGCTTGCTTTGCTTGGAAGTCATAGAACATACCGCCTTCATCTGTATAACGGTTTAAGACTTTCATTACATCAGTGAAGGAAACCATCTTATTAGACATTCTATCCATGACATCACCTACTGAAACAATTCTTTGTTCCTGCTCAGTGTACATCTTGGCAAGTTCAGAAGTTATAGAAAGACCAGCATTGGCAAAGTCACGAGCATCCCTTGCTGTAAGTACAGTCTGTGCTCTAATCTGTCCTAAGTTGTAGGTCAGACGTTCCATAGGGACACCAAGAGCAGCACTAATATCTGCCATACGTCTTGAAACGTCTACAAGCTCTTCCGCTTCAAAATTATAGGCAGCAAGCTGTTTCGTAGCACCAGCCAAATCCAATACGGTAAATGGAGATTTTAATGCTAATTCTTGTTGTTCCCGAAATATCTGAGAACCTTTTTCAAAGTCACCAAGTACAGCACCAATCGAACGTTCAAGCAATTCATACTGACCTCTAACGTCCATAAGACTTTTTACAAATCCCGTGATAGCTCCTAAACCAGCATAGAAGAGAACTCTTTTACCTAAGTTCTTGAAGGATTCCATCAATCCGCTATTTACCTTTTGAAGCTGAACACCAGAGGAGATAGCATCAGCATTTGCTTTTTTCAAACTTGCCATTTCCTTATTTACAGTAGCAAGTTTTGCAGCATAATTAGCATCATCTGTGGAGAGATTACGTTGTACAATCTGCAAGGCTTTCAGCTTTTCAATTCTTTCTTGGATTGACTTATTGCCCATAGCCATAGCCTTTTCGTAGCTTTGACCTCCTTGTGATATTCTACTCTTCTCCTCCTCTCTTGCTATTCTTGCTGCTAAGTTGGCAGTCTGCTGACGGAGCAATATTTCTCTTTGAAGCAGCTTCTCCCTTTGAGCAACATGAACATTAATCCTTGCCTCTTGCACATCAGTTTTTACAGTAGCCAATTGCTCCATATTATTCTTAATACGGGTTGTGTTCCCTTGTATCTTAGAGAATACTTCTCGCAAATTATTGGCAACTTGCAAGGCTTGGTTCATGGAATTAACGTCTACAGATACATTCGTAGTAGCAGCTTGCGTGGCAGCAGTATTACCTTGTGCAATATTAGTTGCCCCCAAACTTTTAAGCTTGGCTTCCAACTCGGAAATCTTCGTTTCCAAAGGACGGATTTGTTGGTTAAAGCCATCAACTAAGCCCTTACCAATATTCTTACCCAATTGGTCGGCAAAGCCCTCCACACTCGCCAACTTACCTTCCAACTTGTTGGTGAAATCCTCCAGACGCTTTTCCGTCTTCTTTAGAGTTTCATCAATGCTTGATAACAAGTCCTTATCAGACATTGAAGCACTAATAACTACATCTTTATTGTCTGCCATCGCTGCTACTTTTTACTTGATTCTTGGTATAGTATCTAACACACTACGTTTAGGTGCTTGCAACTCACTTCTATCACTTTTACGTCGTTTCCAAAACTTCTCCCATATTTCCTTATCTTTGCCACGCAAATACTTGATATGGGTGCTGTCTACTGTCAAGAAAAGAACTTGTGCCATAGACAATCTATAAAGATAATCATCATACGTAAACTGCGGAAAGCTACGTATGAAATCACCTAAATCTCCGATTTGGCTTGCCGCCATAATGTTAATTGTTCCGCTACCGTCTTCCTCATATTCGTCTGCGAAACCATAAGAGCCTTCCCCGATATGAGCACCGTAAAAACCGGTGATAAGTCGATGCTGTTTATTGCTTCAATAATGATTGCCGCCCATTGAGCAGGCTCAAATACGGAGTTGAGAATACGAGCCTTCATAAAAGCTATCAGTTTGTCATTTCTGCTCATAACTTCTATCGCACTCGCATAATCGGTTATATCATCTGGTGAGAAGAGGTGATTAACAAGAATGATTGCTACAATCTCGGAACTTACGTCCAAGTCTGTACATAGAGCGTACATCATGCTCTTATCATCCTTAATATCCTCTTCCTTTTGTAATTTCAACGCTAATTGGAAAATACGCTGGTATGAGTATGCCCTCAACCGATGCACCTTATACTGCTTATCTCCTAACTTGACAAGCGTAGGATTGTCAGTCATAATCTCTGATATTTCCCTCTTTAGCTCGTCCGGTATAATTAAATCCTTTTCTTCCATTAGTACAGACTTATAAAAAAAAAAGGGCCAGAAACAAAAAAGCCACTGCCCTTTCTCTTGATTTATAATGGGTCTTAGCCTCCAACAGAAGGTTCAGCCATCTTCATCTCAACTGTCTTGCCATCATCGTCAACCAAAGCAGTGATAACAATGTGCAATTTCAACGGAGCAGTTTTCAAATCAGTACCATCCCAATTGGTAGCGACCTTACCTTTGTAAATAACAATGTAGTCAATACCATTGTAGAACTCCAACTTGAACTGCTTGTAAACGTTGGTGAATGAAGAAGGCATTGTGTACAAGCCAGTAGAAGCGGTAAACTCACCGCCTTCCATAGCGGCAATCTCTTCCGGTTTGTACTTAACCAAGTCAAATTCAATCTTGTAAGAACCAAGTGTACCCACGCTATCAAGCGGAGTATCATAGAACTCACCGTTAATAGCACTTTCACTTGCGGTTTCTTGACTGATAGACAAACCTTCCAACACACCCATAAGAGGAGTATAAGAAGCTTCTGCACCAGCCCCGACTTCCGCATAGCCTAAAGACTTACATTTGTAAGTCAACAAATCTTGTGTAGCCATCTCGTCTAATTTTTAAATTATTATTTATATTGATTATAAATGAGGCGTTCATGTCCTTATGGAACACTTGACGTTTCATCGAGCCGCTACTTCTTAGGGAGCTTGTGCTCCGGTCGTCCATAGTTGGGTTCTCACCGTCCAATCCCCGATGCGCCATCGGTTGGGTTAATTTTTACTTTATTAGTACCATAAATGATTTAATATACATGAAGAACAGATTGTCGCTCTCATTATATATATCATCAGTTGACAATATACCGTCAGTTGAGATGTCGTATTTTTCTCCGGCTTTCTCAACTTCTGCATTTACAATGTCGGATATACTTGTTTCATACTTTTCCAGCAAGGTGGTATCAAGCCGACCTCTTGTCTTGGGAGGAATATACATCTCAACTGTCACGCGAACGCTCGCAAGAGCATTCAAGTTGAACTGGCTCTTATCCTTAATTTCTCCCAGACGGATAACCATGAAACCGCCAGCATTTATCTCCTCCTCCAACTTGGTAGGCATTTCCATCGGATAGATGTACTTTGTAACCTTATCTATGAAGAGAGAATAAACATATTGGTATATCGGCATTCGCCTTGCATCAATTACACTCATATCCCTATTGGGCGTTCATGTCCTTGTGGGACACTTGACGTTTCATCGAGCCACTACTTCTTAGAGAGCTTGCGCCCCGGTCGTCCATAGTTGGGTTCTCACCGTCCAATCCCCGCTGCGCCAGCGGTTGGGTTAATATTATTTTTAGGTGTAGCTTGGTTTTCGCTACATTGGCATTATTTATAAAAAGCTAAATGCCTCCTATTGTTTTAACAGTTGCCTTCCCTGCAAAATCTTCCTTAATATCGTCATATATGGTTGATAACACCTCAAATCTTCGTCTTGGATTTCCGGCATTCCCTCCTTCCAATATAGGAGCATAAGGCACTGTTGCTGCCAGCACCAAATCCCATCCTATATAAGTGGCAGGAGTATAGTTTGCCAAGAACTCGTCAGCAAGCTTTCTTCCATCTATCAGCTTGCCATGATACTTTGAGTTTTTAGTTGCCATCTGATACGGATACAAGTAGCCGCTCCCCTTCAAATTGCCTTGATAGAACACAGCCCAAATATAACTATCAGCCAAGTTGTAAGTCTGGTCGGTAAATCCGCTTTCAGAATATGCTTTCTTCAACAATTCGGGTGCATAGGCTATTAGTCGCTGGGTTTGCTCGCCAGCAAGTCTGTCAAACAGTTCTTGCCGAACCCTTTTCAAACCACTCAAATCAACTTTTACTTTTATCGCCATCCACCTTTTCTATTTGCATATATAGTTATAGCACCTAACATCGAAGGTATGCTGTTATCAACTTGCATCTTAATTTGCTCTCCCATAACATCACATTCTATCCAGTCTTCATTACGTACTGGATTAATATACTTCCCGTCCTCTCCTTTTATCAAAGGAATAGAAACAACGTAGTCGCTTGTTTGAGCGGTCGAACCGGATTCAGCAACAGAAAGATTCACGTCCATTACTCCTTCGTAGACGGTATCTTCTTCATCGTCGCCCATAGAACTTTCGATGATTCTGTATATACGTCCCGAAAAAGGAAATTCTTCTATGTCACTGAATGAAATCATATCACATCTATAATTTTCAAGAGTTTAATCTTTGGACGAGCAGAGATAAGAACCTCGTAATTCGGGTCGTTATACCTCTTATATATACCCAAAGCATAACTAATTTTATTACTTTGATAGATGTCCGTTTCTGAACCAACTGTACGCTGGAAGTTATTATGAGAGGCAGATTGAGATGCTGTACTTGAAGGGCTTAACAACACTGCGGTAAATATTATATCGGCAGTCATTAAATCCTTTTGTTCTTGGGTCAACGTCATAGCATCCTCGTTTACATCTGTGATGCCGCGGTCAAGAGCAATTCTCATAAATGTATTCTCCTCAAACGAATACCGACAAGATGAAGAAAGCCATTCAAGTATAGTCATATATAACCCTCCAAGTTTAAGAACCAGCAGACGTAGTATCAACAACAATGTGTTCCATAAACTCGGTCAGCACTGGCATATAACGACCGATAGCATCAGTATGATATGCCTTGTAGATACCGTTAGGAACTACCTTGTTGATAATATAAATCAAGTCATTCTGTGCAGAAGCGATTGAATAGTCAATCGTCTTGTTTGCTTCACGCTGCAACAAGATAACATCGGCAACATCAGAATGAACAACCTTACCAGCAAAGCCAATAGGACGCAGAACTGCTACACCCGACTTCCAGCCTTGTACAGTCTTAATCGTTTTGATGTCTTGTACCACTTGTTCCTCTTTCACAATGCGGATAGGAGAAATCTTAGATACAGAAGAACGAGAATACTGAATAAGCTGCTCCCAAGAAATGATGTTAGTATCAATGCCGGAAGCACCATTGGTTACAACAATAACCTTGTCGGGCGCATACAAGCGAATCCAACGGTTAACTTCTTCCTTGAAGTATTTGTTGTTCAGCAAGTGAGTGATAACCATGTCATACGGCAAATCCCATTCCATTGTACCAGTGAATCCGGTACGGTCACGGAAATCTTTCTCAATCTTTGCCATTTGTTCCGGAATGTTAGCTTGTGCGCTCGTCCATACTTCCTTACCAGCCTTAACAAAGTTTTCAGTAGGCACATACTTCGGGAACTCATGTACGACACCGGACATACCACGAGAATCAGCATTGCTGTACTGACCTCCCTTAGACAAGGCTTGTGCGGCAATGTTAGAAAGACGGTAGTTGTGTGTCTTAATCAAGTCAGCAACACCACGTACATAACCTTCCAACAAAGTAGCATTAGCTTCACCAAGTTCATTCAAGCGTGCTTTCAATTCCTCTTTTGAAAGAGAAGTTTCAAACAAACCTTTACCGAACTGAGGGATAGTACCAGTTCTCTGTTCCCAGCCTTCGTTATCCATCTGAGCAACTTCACTCAACGGTGTCATTGCATCAGCCATCGGAACAGGGCGGCGAGTAACATTATAGATAGTATAAGCAGGGTCAAGCTTCGGGCGGCTCATGTCAATAGGGTACTTACCACCATCAACAGTGAAGTGTTCCTGCCAAAAGAACTGGTTTGCATCCATGACGATTTTCTCGTCAATGAGCGTCTGAATAAATGCGCTCGTACCGTCAGAGTTTACCAAGCCTCTTTGATAGAGTTGGCTTACTAACTCGTCGGGATTAAATTGATATTTATATGCGTTTGCCATAATTCTACTCCTTTCCTTTAGATTTCAAATACACCTTCGATGTAGTTGCGGTTCTTAGCCAATACATACTTCGGAAGCGGTTGCATACGTTCAACAAATGCACGCTTTCCATAAACAGTGTTGATGTTGTGCTGAACATCAGTAACTCCCCAGCGACCATCAGTCGGAGCGAACTGTGTATCTACTTCGATGAAGGTATTCGGGTTTTTAACCAACACAGTAGCGTCGGCAGCAGCAGCAGTCGCAACGTCACCTTCTTTGTCAGCAGCTTCAACCAAAATATCATCAGTAGTCAGAGCACCGATTGCAGTGTCAACAGTAAGAATAAACTGCTTGTTCTCTTCATCGAACTCAACAGATGTAACCTTACCAGACTGCCCCGTAGTTTCAACTGTATCGGGAGCTTTCATAAGTACATTGCCTACTTCGGGAATGTGAGAATAGCCAGAACCATCTACATATAAAGTAGTGTCTGTACCAGTAGTCGTAGCCTTTGCCACCTTAAACGTTTTCAGAAGGAAACCGGGTTTCCACAATCTGTATTCGTACAAGTCAGCCGCAAAAGCATAGCCAAAACCCTTATACGGGTTTGCAATGGTAGAGCCATAGAGAACATTGGAACGTTCCTCGTGATTGGCGTCCTTCCACCATACGAACTTGCCACCTCTAAATTGTTTAGCGGAAGCAAAAAAGGTTTCTAAATTAAATTGTGCCATTTTTTTAATATTTAAAGTTTGACGGGTTTTATGGCAGCAAGGTAGTCTTCCATTGCTGTTTTCTTTCCGTCCGGAGATAATGGTGTAATATCACCAATAGAGCTTCTGAATATATCTTGATAATCTTTCAGCAGTCTTTCTGCCTCGGCATTAACATCAGCATCAATTGCGATATTCTGCTTACCAAGATAGTTACGAAAAGATTCATGTAAATCTTCCCTCACCTTAGACTTGGCTGTATCGTATATCTGATTGCGAACAGACTTCGTTTTCTCTTGCAATTCAAATTTTTCCAGCCTATCAAGTTTCTCTTTGTACTCGGCAGGCAACTCGAATTTCGGAGGCTCTTGATTGCCTTCTCCACCATCATTACCTTTTTCAGCCTTTTTCTTCCATTCTTCAATCTGAGATTTATATTCAGCTTCCTTAGCTTCAAATCCCTTAGTCGCTTCTGAGAATGCGTTCTTTCTTGCATGTCCGCTACTTTCAACCGAAATATTCAATGCGGCTACTAAGCCAGCATCTTCAATCGGAGCATCCTTGTAAGCTTCTGCAAATTTCTCAGAGAACTTATCTCTGAATGTTTCACTCAAATCAAAATTACGTTCTTCGCAAATCTGATTAACTTTAGATAAAACTTCTTCTTTTTGTGCCATTGTTCGTCAATGATTTTATTATTTTGAACAAAAATAAATAGCTTTTTCATTACTCATACCATACTTACATTAAAAGTAGCATTTTTATTTAGCGTCCATAGGCTCAATTTAATGTAAGTGGTACATAGTGAAGCATAGAATGCGTATATTTGTAGAAAAAAAGAGAACGGTATTTATCTACAAAGTATCACTTAGCTTTTTATAAACAAATGCCAATGTAGCGAAAACCAAGCTACACCTAAAAAATAGTATTAACCCAACCGATGGCGCATCGGGGATTGGACGGTGAGAACCCAACTATGGACGACCGGAGCGCAAGCTCCCTAAGAAGTAGTGGTCCGATGAAACGTCAAGTTATTCAAGTGTAAACTTGGATATAAGCGCCTAAAGAACCATTATGAGCGAGAAAATACAGAAAGACAAAATTGTTAGTCCATTGCCGGGTTGCCAATATGAAGCCATCCGAAGCAATGCTGACTATGTTGTACTTACTGGTTCCGGTGGCGGTGGAAAAAGTTTTACATTAGGTTATGCTCCAATTTCATATCTATATGAAAATCAAGGAGCAAAGGCTGTATGGTTCATGCGTAACGTTGGCGACTTTTTTGACGCTGGGAAAGTAGTGGACGGTCTTAAAGAAATATATCCGCTTATTGATAGACGTTTCAGAATACAACCAAGAGAACCTATTGGAGAAGTCATTAAGGTTCAAGACGATATGGGTGTGAAGTTTTTCAATAGCTCTGAAATCAAATTCCAGCAGTTGAATAATGAAAGTCCCACTGTAATAGATAAGATATTCAAAGGATTGCAGTTTAAGAAAGCCATATTTGAAGAATGCAATAAATTTGAATGGAGAACTATTTCTACTTGTCAAACCCGTCTGCGTGCAAACACTAAGGGTAAAGCTCAAATATATCTTGCCCAAAACCCAGAGCGTGAATGCTTCATACGTAAGCTATGCGGCTGTGGCAAGAATGGTGGTGGATGGATTGGAGATGATGGAAAACCCATTAAAGAAATGAATGGAGTTGTTCGGTTCTTCCACATTGTAAAGGGTAACTTGGATGAAGTCTATTGGGGAAATACTAAGGAAGAGGTTTATTCTAAATGCAAAGACATTATAGATAACCTTTTGCAGATTGACCCGGATATGTCTTATGAGGACTTTATTATGAGCATGGTATTCTTTACTTTTGATGTAAGAGATAACCAAGCCATGCTTAAAGCAAACAAGGGGTATCGTGCTATGGCTGCAACATCTGTGCTTGCAGATTCAATGTATGAACCTAATTGGAATTTCTCTATACAAGACGAAAAAGAAGAAGAGGAGGATAATCTTTCCGAAGTGACAGAGGATGATATTCTCAACATGTTTACTCATGTTTCTCCATGTAAGTGTAAGAAGGAACGTATTACCGTGGATATGGCAACTACTGGGGAGGATAACTTTGTAATGAAGCATTGGGTAGGTTTCCATTGTGACGATATACAATATTGCATGAAAAACTCTAATCTTGAAGCTGTAAAGATGATTAAGCAGTTTATGGTTAAGCATGGATTGACTGATAAAGAGCTAATCATTGATGTGCAAGGTAACGGTTTCTTAAAAGAGATTTTCAATCTTGTATCAGCAAACGGTGGAGGTGTCGCATTCTCCGGAGCGATTGCCGCAACTGCTAAAGGAAAGAAGTTGTATGAAAGATTTAAGGATGAAGCTGCACACCTTGCTGCCCAAATGATAAAGGCTGGATTGATAACCTATGACAGACAGCTTGCTAAAATGAGATATACACATCAGAAGCTAAAGCGTGAAGGCTCTACTACTGTCTTAAAGCAAATGCAATTTGAGAGCAGAATATTCAAATTTAAACGCTTGCCTTCGGGACGAATACAGTTTGAAGGAAAGAAGGAACAACATGCTCTGATAAAAGGCTTTTCTCCCGACCTTACAGACAACATCATAATGCTTTGTGGAGGATTGTGTTATGACTGTTATAGGGAATTGGCTGGTGCTACTGGTGGAGAATTAAGAAGAAAATTATCTCTTGAAGATATAATGAACCAAGTAAATGGTACTGCACAACCAACAAGGGAAAGAGGAAAGATTACTAATTCAGATAAGATATTGAAAATTTTAAGCAGCATATAAAAATGATAACGAGAAAAAACATTGATTGGTATTTGTCAGAACCAACGCGGCTGTTGTTGAAGAAGCCTTTTACAAGAGGTGGAAATTTTCAGTCGTGCAAAACTTATATTGGTGATGTTACACTTAACCAAAAATCAACTGCCCAGTTGAGCGACTTGACATTGCAAGAGGTTTCACAAGACCTCTATCTGAGAGAGTACGACCCTTCTCTACACAATATAAAGTATAATAATTCAATTCCTAAGATTGCAGTCAGAGTTGGAGATACTGATATAGTCATAGATGAACTTGTGCTGACAGTTTCTTTGCAAAAGAATATTCATGCGGCACATGTTCTTCATCTCACTGCTAATCCTATTTCTTTTACTCTCTGTAATATAGAGAAGAACGATACCATCAGTAAGAAGTTTCAGAACTTCAAGCTGGAATGGAACATGAGGAATATGGAGCAAATCAAGTACGAACTAATATCCAAGCAGAAGAAGGTTGGCGATGCTGGCGTACTATTCAAATTTGACCCTATAAAGAAAAAGGGAACAGTTAAAGTCTATTCCTATGATGATGGATATTCTGTCATACCCAACTACAATGAATATGGAGAAGAAATTTCACGCTCCTTATTTTATAAGATAGATGATTTGACAGAAGTCATTGATACATTCGATGATAAGTACCTTTATCGTTCAATACGAAGCAAAGAAGGAGAACCTACCAATAATGGATGGGTTACTGAAAGGATTCTTCATGGGTTTAGCCGTAATCCTCTTGTCTACCATAGAGGCAAAGTAGCTTGGGAATATTCTCAAAGTATAATTGAGATAATTGAATTGCTTACAAATATACATGCTGTGACATTAAAGCGGTTTGGTACTTGGGGATTAGTCTTAAAAGGGGAAATGAATGAAGACAGTTTCAAGCGAGATAACGGCACATTAGTTATCAATCTCCCGGCAGACGAAGGTTCAAGCTACAAGACAGAAGCAAAGACTTTGGAGTTCCCAGAACCGGAAAGTATGATTGCCTATCTGGAATATTTGCTGGAACAAGTTTCAATCGCTTCATCTGTCAGCTTTATCACTCCAAAGGATATCACTAATACTGGAAGCGGTGGCAACGGTATTGCATTGTCTATGCGTAATGATATTGCACTGGCTACTCAAAGTGTTGCCGATTGGTCTGATTCTATCAATGAAATAACCTATCTTTTCCAAGAGATGTTAGGATTGGAAGAAGACCAGACGAATGCTTATACAGATTTGAAAATTAAAGCCAAACTGAATATTTGGAGCATGGAAACCAACAATACTAAGATTACCAACTTAGCTATGGAATCTAAATGGATTTCCCGACAGACCTTGATTGAAGAATCTCCGTCCTCTGCACCGGATGAACTTGACCGAGTGGAAAGAGAAAAGAAGCAAATGCAAGAAGATGCTATCAAGCAAGCTGAAAAAGCTGAACGGATAAGCAAGAACAACAATACAGAGATTATCGAAACTCCTAATAAAACTACTTACAGTAGCAACGTTTAAAATAACAATATCATGGATTGGACGCAGATTTTAGTATCAATACTTGGAGGAGGAGGTTTCTTAGGTGGAATAGTTTCACTTGTAAATATGAAACCTTCTCGCAAGAAAGCGATGGCAGAGGCTCGGACAGTTGAGATTACGAACCTTGAAAAGTCAATATCAATAATGGAGAAAAGCTACAGTAACATACAGACGTATGTGAACAAGGAAGTAACCCGTATTGAAAACGACCTTTCAGAACTGAAAAAAAAGTATGAAGAAAAAGTTATCTCTATACGGCAAGCATACATTTGCAAAGTACCAAGCGAAGAATGTCCGGTGCTGTTAAAGCAAGCAAAGTTTGATATGGCACATGAATGTGAAGAATGTAGAGGCTGTGAAAAGAATGAAAAGAAGGAGGACTGAAAATGAATATAAAGAACTATTTTAATATCAAAGAGCTTGTATGCAAGCATGTATATAACAAGTTTGGAGAAATGGCGTGGACGTTTTTTGACCCACGGCTGCTTGAAACAATGTGTGTCATACGAGAAAAGCTTGGCAAGCCTATAACTGTCAATACTTGGCATTCGGGAGGAAGTCTGACACAAAGAGGACTGCGCTGTAATGTGTGCCAATTAGTAGCTGAAAAGACACGATTAGAAAAGGTGTATGTGTCTGCACATCTACAAGGAACTGCGCTGGACTTTGATGTGAAGGGAATGACCGCTTTGGAAGTTCGTAATTGGATTAAGGCAAATCAGATACTTCTCCCTTATCCGGTACGCTTGGAACAAGATGTCACTTGGGTACATTTGGATGTCCGCACTGATGGGAGCAATGGCAAAGTAACCTATTTCAAAGGATGAAAAAGGTTCTTCTCCTAATAATCCTTTTGCCTCTTTTGTTTTCATGCCGAACTGCAAAGGACTTGGAGAAAAATACGGAAATAAAAGAGATTATCAAAGAACGGCATGACACTTTAACAGTACACACAAGAGATAGTATCTATTTTTCTGTTATTCAAAAAGGAGATACTGTTTTTAATACTAAGTATATTGAAAAAATCAAGTACATAGACAGAACAGTCATACAGAATGATACTATATATCAAGAGAAAGAAGTCATTAAGGAGAAAGAAGTCATTAAGAAGCATGTTCCATCATGGTGCTGGTGGCTTTTACTAATTAATGCAGCAATCATAGGAATAATCGGAATTAAATATTATGTAAGATGGCGAACGAAGTAAACCCTATACTGAATATATACAATGAAGATGGTACTCCCTTCCACGACATCAGTCTGAGAAAACACACTTTCTCAACTATTGTTATGTCGTTAAATGACAAGATAGAGGGAGAGTTTTATTATAAAGACAATTCACTTTCGTTTACTCTGCAAGAATATGTAGAGTATAAAGGAATAAAGTACATACTTAAAAATCCTCCCGTAGTTGTTAGAAAAGGAATGACTTCGGAAAACAGCGAGGCAAAGGGAATGACTAAATATAGTTGTACTTTCTACCATGAAATGATTGAATTGTACAACATTCCCTTTACTGACATTGCTATTAGTAGCAGTGAGGAAAGTTATCGCAGCGAAAAACGGACTTTCTCGTGGATTGGTACATTAAGCATGTTCGTTCAAAAAATCAACTCATGTCTTGTCGGAACTAAATGGACTTGCAAGTTGCAGCCAACATTTGTAGATGATGGGACAATGAGTGATGTGTTATCATTCAGCAATCAATTTATTTCAGACGTTTGCAAGACTGCATACGAAACATGGAAAGTTCCATTTGTAGTTGATGGATATACTATTTGGTTTGGCAAGCCATCTAAGGAAATACTCGACGATGAAAACAAGCCATACATATTCAAATTCGGACAAGGTGTAGGACTGAAAAACAACGATTGCACACCAAAGAATAATAAGGTCATTACTCGTATTGCTGGATATGGTAGCAACATTAATATTCCGTATGGCTATCCTATAATTACAGATGCAGACGGAAATCGCATTGAGCACCCATATACTCGTGACACGTTAATGCCATCAGTATATGTAGAGGCAGTTAGAAATAAAGTCTTGTTTGGTTCTAAAAAACCTCTTATTGACTACTATGACGCAGATAGCAGCTATCCTACTCCTATCAATCCTCTTGCACCAGTATTCCATATCCAAGAATTTTCCAGCATACAACCTACTATTGAAGGTATGACATACAAGGGACAAGCTATTGACTTGTTCAAAGAAGTAATAGTACCAGAAGGTGGCTGGGATGATTATATTGACCCCGAAACGGGAGAGGTTAGACAGTCGTATTTTGATGTGACGCTTTATCCTCTTGGCTTTGACTTATATGCACAAGCAGCAGTTACAAGTGGAATGACCTTCTCCATGAAGTCCGGTGACACATTAGGAGCTAACTACGAGGTAGCAGTAGATTGGGAAGATGTAAAAAAGAACTTCTATGTAACTGATGAAGCTGGAAACATTGTATTCAAACCAAATGGAGAACAGAGGGACTATGCTAAATATCCAGACAGTACAGACCAAGCTATTACTATTAAACTGACAAAGGACTTAGATACATTTGGTACGATAATGCCAAGCAAGTTCCAGCAAGTTAAAACTGGCGACAAGTTTGTCATATTGCACATTGAAATGCCACAAGCATATATAGACAAGGCACAAGAACGTTTGGACGTCGCCATGAAAAGATATATGCTTGAAAATAATATGCCTTTGTATGACTATCCTTTGAGCTTCGACGAACACTTCTTGGAAACAAACCAAGCAATTCTTGCGCAGATTAAGCCTAATACTATTGTCAGATTCTTGTATAAAGACAATGAGGACGCTATGGAATTATCCGTAAAGGAAATGTCAATCCAATATGGTACAAATCCCCTTCCTACTTATAATATTACCTTAACGGACGAAGTGTCTATTGTACTGAATCAGATAGGACAGATAGCTGATGGACTTAGCAAGTTAGGAAGCCAAGTAGCACAGTTACAAGCTATTTATGGACTTGACATTGTAGGCGAACTGAACAAAAAACTCAGCAGAGTTAAAGATGATACCGCACAAGGAATGATAACTTTCTTGCGTGGATTGAAAGTCGGTAGCTATGTGACCGGAAGTACGGGCGGTATATTCTATGCAGATACAGACGGAAAATCACATGCAGAGCTTGATTATCTGACAGTAAGAATGAAAGCCATGTTCTATGCTTTGGAGATTATCAAGACCGGAGTTATCGGAGGTCGCCAAATGATTACTCCCGGTGGTGCAATCGAATGTATCAAGATAGAAGATAGAAATGATATACTTGACGAAGAAGGTAACAAGACTGGCGAGAATGTTTGGGACTATTGGAGATGTTACTTCTATCAAGATGATGGTACAGAAGCGTTAGATAATCGTTTCCGCGCTGGGGATATGGCTTTAGCACAAGACTTCAATATTAAGGAGGGAGTTTATGAGAATGTGTCAAATCATTACTTCTGGCGTTTAGTCGTAAACGTAGGAACTAATTACATTGACATCTCAAAAACTGATGCTGATGCAGCCAGTGATGCACCACGAGTAGGAGATACCATTTGCCAATTAGGTAATAAGACCTTTGTTGATGCAAATGGTGTTACTCATGTAGAGGACAAGACAAGACAGAATGCAATTATCTTTAGTGCAGTTGACACTTTCTCACCAAGTATGACTTTATATGCTGGCATAAACAGCTATTCATACCTCAACAAAGAGTATGTGTCCTATGGTGTTGATAAGACCACAAATCTCGCTTATATGAACGTCTATGGCAACTCTTATATCGGAGCAAGAGATAAGAGCAGCTATATGAAGTTTGATACGGTAACTGGTGTTGAGATAAAAGGTAAACTTGTAACTAAATCCGGCAAAGACGTTGAGGAAACATTCAACAGCTTTCAAGACCAGATAGATGGAGTAAAGGAAACTTGGTACGGAGAATATACACCAACTCTTACTAATCAGCCAGCAGTTGATTGGAACACAGAAGCTTTGAAAAAACGGCATGAAGGTGATGTATTTACCAATATCCAAGAATATGTCGATGATGAAACTACTCCCGATGCAGGCAAATCATGGAGATGGGTAAAGACGGGAGATACATGGGGATGGAAGCAGATTGCAGATAATGACACTTCAAAGGCTTATCTTGAAGCAGCTAAAGCTCAAAAGGCAGCAGAAGAAGCTAAGAAAGAAGCCAATGACGCAAAGCAGACTGTAACCAATATGAAAGACTTCACAGACGAAGCCTTTAAAGACGGTATTGTTGACAGACAAGAAGCTGCTGCGATTGAGAAATATTTGAACTCAATTAAATCAATACAGAAGAGCGTAGCTGAATCTTATTCTAAGGTTTATGGTAATCCTTTATTGTCCGGTACTGCTAAGGTAGAACTAAAAACCGCTTATGATGGATTTAATGTGGCAACTACCGAGCTTATTACTGCTATTGATGATGCCATAGCTGACGGAGTAGCTACCTCAACGGAAGTCGCTTTGGTAGATGGTAGGTACGACACCTTCAATACCAAATATGGAGATTTTATAGCTTATTTGAATGCAGCCAACAACTTTATCCAAGACAAAATAAACACTTCCGCAGAAGATGCGAAGAAAGCTGCGGAAGAGGCTCAAAAGGCGGCAGATGCAGCTAAAGCAGAAGCGGAAGCAGCAAAACAAAGATTGGATAAGTGGGCAGAAGATGGAGTTATATCTCCTACTGAAAAACAATCAATCAAAGACGAGATAGTCCGCATAGACGCTGATAAGACTAATATTACAGCAGGATATACTTTGTATTCATTGGGTAGCCCTACGGGTTATCTGAATGCTCATAGCAATTATCGTGCAGTGTTGGTTACATTATCTGCTTCTACTCCCGAAAATATAACTATACCTTCTGACTTCGCTTCAAAGCAATCTGCATACTACAATCAAAGAACGGCAGCTTTGAATGCCATCAGTGACGCAGCTAAGGCAGTAGTAGATACCGTTAAAAAAGATTTGGCTGGTTATGAATATCTAAAGAAAGCGTGGAAAGAGAGTACCACAATCGAAGGTGGCGTTATTCAGAATGCGTTAAACATGCTGGGATATACTGACCCGGTAGCTGGATTTAAAGTAATGTCCGGTATGAATGGTGTCTATGATGCTACTAAGGTCGGTGGAGGTATTGCTTCTTGGTATGGAGGTTCTATGAAGGATAGAGCAGATTATACAGAAGCAAACATGCCATCAGATGTAGCAAAGGCTATCATTCGTATGGATGGCTCTGGCTACCTTGCAAGCGGTGCTGTATGGTGGGGGACTGATGGTGTTTTCCATGCTGACCCACAATCATTCATCATCAAAGAAAATCAGCTTGGCGACTATGTTTCTCTATTCCAGATTGTATATCGTTCTGGAACTCCGAAGACTATTAGCTACATGATACCACAATATCCAATGCAGAAATTGACAGTTTCCGACTACATCGAAATAGGAACAACTGGGTATCGCATTGGAGTGGATAGTGCCAATAATGCTATTAAAGTCTACAAAGAAGATGGCTCTGCTGTGAACTTCTACGCCACTGGTGCGGTGTCCGCAAAGGGTATCAGTTCCGGTAGTGGCGGTGGAGGAGGCGGTCTTATTGACACCGTTTATGGATATTCAAGTTTAGGTGGCACTTTTGCTGATTCAACATTATCAGACACCTTTAACGCATACACTATCAACAAGTTGGCAAGTAGAATTACTGAACTTGAAAAGAATGGTGGTGGAGGTACTGGCATTGCTGGTATCAAAGTTAACGACCAAACTTATGCGCCAGACACAAGCAAGTATATTACGCTCCCAAACTACCCTTCCACTACTATTACTGGAACGGGAAATGTCCTTACCAACGCTACTTATGACAATAGTACGCGAGTACTGACATTAACTAAAGGCAATATTGCTACTACCGCCAACCATTTAGAGAGATATGCTCAAATAACCTCTACTGCGATAGATACTGTATCTACATTTACAGCATCTAAGACATCTGTATGGGAGGCAAATGGTACTGCATATGGAACTACTGGTGCTAATGATACTGTATTAAACATTGGTTCTGCGGCAAATAGGTTATTCCAATTAAGAGCAGCCTATAATTCTGATGATTTTTACTTTAGAGGTGTTGGTGCAAGTTCTTTCAGAACTTGGTACAGAATACTTCATGCTGGCAATTATAAAGAATATACAGACGCTCTTTATGTGAAGAAGGCAGGCGATGAAATGACTGGCAGATTACAGTTGAAAAATCCGGCTGTATTTTCTATTAGAATGGCAACAGATACTCCTAATTATAGAATAGGTATCATTTGGAATAATGTCGCATCAGATACAAGAATTGCCGAAATTGGGTATCAAAATGATGTACAACGTATATTCTTAAATCCATTTGGAAGCACAGAAGTTTGGAATGATGCTGCTGGGAAATATAGTTTTATTATAGGGAATAACTTCTTAACCTATAATACTTGGACTATCCTACATTCAAATAATAGCACTAATTATGCTTCTGGAAGTGTTAAAGTCGCAAATACGAGTGCAGATAATATAAATAATACGAATAGAGCAGGAAGTAGTAGGGTCAACTTCTTTGATATTTATGACTTAGGGAGTACGATGCCTGCGACTTATGGTAATATCATGGAAATATGTAGTACTCGTTCAAGTCATTGGCAACCACAGCTATTTTTTGGAGGATGGGCAAATGGACATATTTTTTATCGTAATAAAGATTATCCAGAAACGGGATATGGACCGTGGAAGCAACTCATTGATTCAGAGAACTACAGTAGCATCCTAAATTCTACCTACGTCAAAAAGGATGGTGATACTATGACGGGAAACTTAGTTGTAGGTACTGGGCAAACAACTGCGGTAATATCTTCTCAATGGGGAGGTTTTTATATAAATATTAGTGGTTCTATGACTGAGAAATGGGAAAGAGGATTTGGTGCTAATATAAATAATTCTTCTACCCCAGTAAAATTTGGTTTTTATGGAAACGGTCAGACTTTAAATCATGCTTATGTTGGACTTTTTTCAAATCCGTGGCAAAAATGGGACAACAATACATCTACTATATCAACCGAATTAGTAGTAAATAAAAATATAATTGGATTAAATAGAGAGTTTTCGCTTCTAAGTGGAGATGAACATTTTCAACATAGATATTGGAGTGGTGTAGGAAGTTATAGCTATGAAGTATTGCTGTTGTTACCTATTCCTGCAACTAATAATTTAGCTGGTGCAAATACTATAGATGGCACTATTTCTGGATATACAAATGGATATAATCAATGCTTTTGGGTTGATGTGAAAATTTCGACTATTTATAATGTTACTTTTTGGAATATAAAATCAATAGGCTCTTTTTTATCTAATCAATATGTATTAAAAAAATGTAAGTATAATGACATTTGGTATTATTGTATTGAAATCCCATATCGGGATAATAGAATGGATAGTTATTATTTTAGAGGGGTTATTCGTTCAAGTATTGCAGGAGGATTATCAACTATCACTTTGCCATACCGTATACAATATAAAACTAAGGCAAATGGAAATAATGCAGAAGTTATTAATAACTCTGAGATTAATAGTAGTCTTAGTACAACACTGACACAAGGAGGGATTACAACAGCGTATCCGATAGAAAATACATATTATCAAAATATAAAGCCCCATCTTAGTAATTCAATAACTTCGGGAACTACTGATTTAAGATGGAAGTGTGTTTATAGTTATAATCTCGACATAAGTTCTACAAGTACTTTTTCGGGACGTGCAACGTTTAATGGTGGAATCACTGGTACTCTGACGGGTAACGCTTCTACAGCAACTACTTTACAGACTGGTCGGACGATTAATGGTACTACATTTAATGGCTCTGCAAACATTACAACTTCCTATTGGGGAACATCGCGGACATTCTATATAAATGACCCAAGCGGAGCACATTATAACTCCTATTCAGTTAATGGGTCGGGCAATGTAGATATGTACTTGCCTTCGACTATGACGGGATTTAGTTCCATTACAAGCACGACCTTTAGTGGCTCACTATCCGGCAATGCAAGTTCTGCATCAACTGCTACTAAACTCACTAATACACGTACCATTTGGGGGCAAAGCTTTAATGGTACTGCAAATGTGAGTGGTAGTCTTACTGGTGTAGCTTCAATCACAGCTTCGGGGGATATAACGGCTGCGGGTGCAATTACAGCCAAGTCTTCCTCTTCTGATATAAGATTGAAGAAAAATATCAAACAATACAATGCTTTGGATATTATTCACAAGTTAAAGTCAGTGAAGTATTACTGGAATGATACCGCAAAAGCAAACTCTCCAATCTTTAATGACAATGAGGAGCATTACGGACTTATTGCACAAGACTTGCTAATAAATGGATATAGCCAATGGGTAAGTAACTGTTTTAAAGATTATTATGTAATACAATACGAACGTTTAATACCCGTATTATGGCGAGGTATTCAGCAAGTAGATAATGAGGTAGCTACCCTCAAAAAGAAGATAGCTACCTTAGAAAAAGAACTTAGTTCTGTAAAGAGGCAACTAAGCCTTTAAGCCTATTAATCTCTGATTTAGCATGTTCCAATTCCTTTCTCATTCGTTCTTGCTCTGATTCAACAAGACGGATAGAAAGGATATTGGCTTGCACAGAACCAATGATTGTTGCGATAAGGTCGGGAGATAAATAATTCAAGCTACCATATCCATATTCATCCTTTTCGTGACAGAAATTTGTGATACCAGCTTTCACCGCATTTTGATATACAAGTCCGGTATGACGTTTATTGTCTATCCTATCTTGGTATAAATCCAATGCTTTTTTGTTATAATTATAGTCATAAACTCTACCAAGTTTTAGTAGCCTTTCACGGTAGTCTATAAGTCCATCGTACTTCTCTTTTAATCTAAAGTCAGAGGAAGACTTAGCAGTAATCGCACCTGCTGCTGTTATGTTTCCCGAAGCTGTAATCGAAGCTACGCCAGTAAGACTACCGCTTACATTTCCAGCACCATTGAAGCTTTGTCCCCAAATTGTACGTGAAGTCTGTAATGTTGTAGCGGTTGTAGCGTTTCCACTTAGAGAGCCAGTCAGTGTTCCGGATAGTCCTCCGTTAAATGTCGCCTTACCAGCAAAAGTACTTGTAGAACTTATGTTAAGTCTATTTGATATAACCTCACTACAATATAATGTTGAAAAAGACCTTAAGGAAAGATTATAGCATGAGTATGCTCGATTCTTTATATCATTTATTACTGGTGCTGAATAGCTATTGGTACTACTCGTCCAAGAATATCCATTGCTGTTTATTATAGCCTCTATATCATCGTTGTTGTTATAATAATAGATAGCTCCTCCTCTTAAATATACAATTTCTACACTTGCCATCCTATTCTGTTCAATACCACCGCAAGGAGATTTATCACAATAGCTATAATTATCAGCGTATATAATTCTTTGAATGTCTTGGCTTCCCCATCCACTTCCAGTAGTGTCCCATTCAATAGCAGCAGCAAAACCATCTCTATGTGTAGCCCAAGTAGGTTTATTACCATCTAAAGAGTTCCAAATTTTAATTCTAATAAATGATTTCCTTTGTTCTAATTGAAAAGATATAGGATAATATTTGTTAGCATCTAAACTTTTTAAATCAATAGTTTTAGTATAGCTGTTTAATCGCTTCATAAAAAATCTTATCCCAGCTTTTCTATAATAATTATCCCCATCATCTGTAGTTATAATTTGAGTAAAATCATGGTTTTCATTTTTTGCTGTATCTGAGTTAATATAATTTACACTAATATATTTATTTTGATTTCTTCTTACATACGTATTTGCAGTTGATTCCGCAGAGCCATGAAAGCCATCCAACAAATCCGCATTCAAATTCGTGCACGTAGTAGTAGATACACACTGAAACGGCTGTGTGCCAGTAGGTATATGTGACTGGAAATATTTCCCATGTAAACTTGCATCATTTTGCCCAAAATGATATTCAGTAGGTCTTGGTCTATTATCTTTTGAATTATATCCAAAGTAGATATTACTACTATCTGTATATGTGCCTCCAAAGTTAATCTCATCGGATGTAGTAGAATATACTATAAGACCAGATGTACCAAATCTATCGTGCATATAGTCTTTGTAATTGGAGCTATTAAGTATCTTTGCCCACGAAGTCCAAGAAGTAGTTTCTCCGTGACGAGTATATAAATCGTTATTAGTTGAAGCTATTTCCCAAGCATGCCCTCCAGTTTTATCCGCCCATCCTCTCCATCCCCATACAGTTGCATAATTTCCACCACCTGAAAGCCCAATAGTAGTTAATTCCTTAATGCCTCTCATAATAAATAAACTATTATAGTCATTAGGCACTTGATTTACGCTTCTTGTATCAGCCCAATTAGTGAATTGGTATGATTTAAGACTTCCGGAATGCCATACATTATAATTAACTCCTGCATATCTGTATATTATAGCATCTCTTAAATTATCAGCTAATCCTAAACATAATGTAGGATGGCTATCAAGTTTATCATTGTATAGGTAAGCTCCAAAAGTCGCAAAATATCCTACTTCAGCTGTAGGTATTGTATTATTTACAAATTGAATATAAGTTCCTCTTTCATGGCTTGATTTAACTGTAATTACTGTTTCAGAAGTTGAAGTTTCTCCAACAGTTAGTGTTCCCGTCAATGTTCCACCAGAGAGTTTCAGATATTTACTATCTAAGGCAGAGGCGTAGTTCCCTTCGTGAAGTATTTTATACCAAGTTCTGAAAGAACTAAGGTTTGTATCAAATTGGTAGCCAGATATTTGGTGCTTTCAAAAAAACACCTTATTTTTGCACATAACAAATTGATATGAATATGAAGTTTAGAGATTACATTGACCTTGCAGAAAAGTATGAGGTAGAGAGTTTTATCAAGTCTGACCCTATACAATTCCCACGAAGATTTAAGGATAGAAAAGACATCGAAGTAGCGGCAGTCATAGCAGCTTGGCTTGCTTATGGCAGGCGTTCAGTATTCATTCCCAAAATAGATTATATTCTTACAGAGATAATGGGGAATAAGCCTTTTCAATATATATATGGCGTGGAATGGAATAAATACAAGGATAATTATACGAGCTTATACCGTATGACTTCTTGGCATTGCTTTGCTTCCCTTTGTGATAAACTTCATTCCATATACATGAAGTACCCTAATCTTGAAGATGCTCTTGGACGTGTTACTTATTCGCAGAAATGTACCTACTATTGCCAAGGATTATGCCATTTATTACATGGTGAAACAATGATACCCAGCCCAAACAGTAATTGTGCAAATAAAAGAGTAAATATGCTGCTTAGATGGATGATAAGGAAAGATAGTGTAGTTGACATTGGATTATGGAAAACTCTTTCTCCTTCCCGGCTTCTTGTTCCTTGTGATACGCATTCTTTGCAGTCGGCAGTCGAATTTGGGATTATCCCCAAAGTAGATGAATCAAAAAAAACTTGTATAAAAGTGACTGAATTTGCAAAAAAAATATTTCCTTCTGACCCTGCAAGGTTAGATTTTAGTTTGTATGGCTATGGAGTGGAGAAATCAGAGAAATAAAGGTTATGTCAAGAATACTACGAAAGGATTAGCTGGCTGGCTGAATGTAGAAGGTATTCACTTTGATGTAAATGCTACTTTTTGGAAAGATGATAAGGGAAAACCATTTATATGTGTGCAAAGAGCCATAGAGAAGGTGTTTGATGAAAAGACTTGTACATTCAATGACATTAAACCTCGACCATTTATAGAATGCAATGCTTTTTATACGGGAAAACCTTTTCCAAACGTTTCATATAAGGGATATTTTTACCTTGCATCCTTTCGGTTTGAACTACTTGCAAGCTGGGAAACAAAAGAGATGAAATCCTTATGTATGATTGTAAGCAGAACAACTGAACAACCCTTAATAAAGAGAATTAACCAGATAATGAAAGAGAAAAACCATGAATTGCCAAAAACTTAAAAACGATTTTATCAATATGAAAGACAAGACACTCAAAGAAGTGTGTGACATTCTTAGGAAATATGATATGAATTGGGAAATTTCATTGTCATATTTTGTCGCCAGCCTATTCGGTGTAGATAGAGTAGATATGCTATCCAAGGATAGAAGTAAAAATGTAGTTTATGCAAGATGGTTTTATTGGTACACATTACGAGAACTAACTAAAAAAGAGTATGAAATAATTGCTAAGGAAACATCAGTAGATGATACAATCTTTGCTGCTGATGCAATTAAAAATGGCATTAGAGGAATAAAGGAACTTATATCATCCAATAGCTTTTACCGAGATAAATGGATGATAGTTAAAAGTATGGTAAGCTTGAAGAAACCTGCTTAGTTCTCAAATGCAAAGTTGTGGTGGGTTACTTGCCCACCATTTCTTTTTCCTTCGACAAGATATTCTCTATATTCTCCTCAGTAAATCCAAAGATAGCTGCGAAGCGTTTAAACTCGTCCATGCGCGACTTAGGTATCATTCTATACATGGAATTAATCGGTTTCTCACTTTTCATGGCTTTCATTGCCTTCAAAATCTCTTTTCTTTTCATTTCTTCTATTTTTACAACAATCACAGTCACATAAGAAAATCTTAGCTATGTCCCATGTTCTGTCTACCAAATCTTGACCTAAATACTGTACTTCTTCCCCTTCTAATGGAATACCGTAGAATTGGCAGATATGAACGGCACAATGTCCTAATTCATGGTGATATGATTTAAGAAACTCTTTTTCAGAGTTGGTTATACTAATTACAATAACAGATGTCCTACTGATGTAGTCACTGAATGTAAGCCCAGTATTTATGCTGCAAGAGGACAAGTTGTCATAAGCAATATCATAACTTTTACTGCCACATTTCAACTTATCCATTGCATCCAAGACTTCATCCAAATAATCACAACTGTAGTCCAAGAACAGCAATATATGCCAATCATATTTTTCGATATAAAGCTCTTGTCGTTTCATAAAAGGAATATTTAGAGCATATCCTTCCAATTAATTACTTTTCCCATGCCCATCATGTCTGCGAAGAAATGACGGAAAGCTTTCTCCGTTGTAGGGTAATCCGGGTCGTCAATATAATCGCGAATGAATGTTGCATGGTATTGTTCGTTGGGAATGCTTTTGCCCAAATAATCAGCTTTTGCCATATTCGCAACATACACACTATTATAGCCATTATCCTTTTCAAGAGTAATGTTATACTTTTTAAGCATGGCTGTAACTTGGTCTTTAGTAATAGGAGTTATCTTACCCTCTTTAGTCTTCATCATTGAAACTGCCCAATCACACATTTTTTCACTGAAATTAAAGCCATAGTTTTGAAGATACGTCCGCATTTCTTCTGGTATATTGTCATATACATCAAATGAAGTATTTCCCATTTTACTGAATATTTATTTGTTAAACAAAAGGGGAGAATAATCTCCTCCCCTCTACTACATTATCAACGACGGCGACGGCGACCTCTACGCTCGCTCATACGGTCTTCCCGGTCATAATCACGGTCGTAGTCCCTATCGTACTCGCGTCCGTAATCTTCACGACGTTCACCCATTTCTTCCATTTCGTCCAAAAGGGTTTCAAAGTCTTCCTTCAAGCACTTCATGCTCTCTTTGAAGTTATCGTAGGCATCTTTGACACCACCACGACCTCTTTGAGAAATTTCTATCATTCCCATACTATTTACGTTTTAGATGTTGTTTTACTGTTTCTGTTAGAACTATTCAGTTCTTGAAGCAGGGACTTGATGTCATTCAAATCACCCTTTAAAGATTTAACTTCTGATTCTAAAGAACCGATTTTCTCTTCCTGCTGTTTCTCTTTGGCAAACTGAGGATTGAGTTGTTTCAATATATCATCGCAGCTTTCTATTACAGATTGGTGATAATCTCTGCTTTCCACTATCTGACGGCTGGTCTGAATCATATTCTCAACCTCTGAAAGAATTGCTTCCTTCTTGTCCGATACAATAGCATTAGGATAGGTAAATACCTCCACATTTGTAGGAAGCTTCTGAAATTCCATAACCTCTTCACCAGCCTTAATCTTCGCATCTATAACTGTTTCCTGCTGTGCTCCAAAAGGTACAGAAGGATTATAGGTAGGATATTTAGGCATAGGATTAGATACGGATTCAACCGTTCCTATCTTCAATATTGGTTTCTCACCTTTGATAAGAATATAGCAAATACTCCCTTGCTTTAATGAACCAAACATAGTCTAAACTTTTAATTGTTACTTACTCTTTGCCGATGAAGCAGATGCAGACTGATTAGGTACTGCCGCTTCTACCGGACTGTTGATTGCCGTTACTCCCATAAGTCTGAATATTCCACAGCATTTGTCAATATAGACAAAATGTTCAGTAGTATATCCTGCTTGAATTTGTGGCGCTGGTGCGGCTGTACCTTGCGGAACAGTTACATCATGCCCAAGAACTTGCGTAGACTTATTATCAATAACTGGAATTTTAGTCGTTCCCACATTGCTATTCTCTGAAACTACTGTACTGTTTCGGTTTGCCATCGGAACAACTACATTAACGGGTAATGTAGCTCCTGCTGTACTAACCGGGTGACGAACTTTCCAAAGAACTACTGTACGGTTTGGAAGGGCACGCCAGATACATGGGTTAATTCCATAATCTACTGTAGGAGTAGCTTCATCTGTAGTTTCTACATATCCCGAAGTTTCAATTACGGGAATGCCTGCAACGTCTATTTTGGGTACAATTACCCTTCTCGCTACGGAAACACCATTGTTAAAATAGGTAGTCATATTCCTTTATTTTAAGAGTTAATATTATAGGGGACACAAAGCCCCCTATGGATTATTAGCAACCGCAGCCACAGCCTTCGCCTGCCGCATAACCAGTAGCATAGGCGTTCACAAACGGATAGCCATAGCAACAGTTAGGGTTCGGCACACAATAAGCTGGAATGGGCGCAGGAGTGCGAAGCTGATTTACGATATTAGCTGTTTGTGCTTGCTGTGATGCACTAAGCTCCAATGCCGATTTCTCAGCACGTAATGTATCAATCTTATTCTGCATTTCGCGCATTTCAAGCTGACAGAACTTATCATTGATAATCTGAGTTTGAGCGTCAATCTTAGCACCCAGAATATTGAACTGAGTATTAGCATTAGACTTCAAATCATCTGTCTGGTTGATTGTAGCAATGCGGTTTTCGTAACCCTGCTGTTGGATTGCTCCCTTCACATCGCAGCAGCACTGTGCCATTTGGTTAGCTATCTGACAGTTACCAGCTTGGATTGAGTTGATAATCTGTTGTGAGGACATACCTACTTGACAGCCAACTTCTGCAACTTTAGCACTTACACCGTTGATAGCTTGCTGAATCTGACCTACTGAACAGTTCAAGTTAGTAGCCAGATTGTTGATAGCTTGACCGTTGCCTTGAATTGCGCTCATAAGTAACTCACGACCATTATCGTTGTTGATAAGACCAGCCAATCCGGGAGCACCAGCACCACCGCCACAGCCGCCATCATTGCCACCCCATCCGTTACGTCCGAACAACGGGAACAAGAAGAACAAGAAGATTATCCACATAAACCATGAACCATCTCCACCAAAACCGTTATTGCCATTCTTACCGTTCATAGCAACCAACAAGTTAGGGTCAATACCTTTCTGCTGCAACAGAGGGGCAAGCATAGCCATCATTCCACTGTTACCACCACCAGCTTCGGGGGTGTACACAACTGTTTTTGATTCCATATATCTTTACTTTTAATTGTTAATTGCCCCAATATTAGGGCTTGACAAATTAACGGTGAAGTTTGTTACTAAAAGAATAGTTTGTATCAAGTTGGGAACTAATCGCCATTTCGGAATACTGCAAACGCTTTTTCTTTAGCTTCTTGATACTGGCAGTTGACATTGTAACGTTTAAGACGGGATTTGAACTTATTCCTAATCTTATTTGTACAAGGACGAGATAAGCCAGTAAGCTCGGCTATCTCATTGTCTGTGTACCATTCTCCCAAAATGCTGACAAGAATATAACGAGCATTCACACATTCCTCCTTCTTTGAGGATATGATTTTCTCTTTGCTAACCTTGCAACAATCACTTACAATGCCGAGTGTTTCTTGATAAAGATTGATAATTCTCATAAGGACTTCTTCTTTTTAGTTTTTGAAACTGTTTCTATCAATTCGTTGGAAAGATTGTGTAGCTTATGTAAAGGAGTATAATCTTCCATTTGGTCTAATATCATAAGACCCCTCAATTTCCTAACTGTTTCTTTCTTCGGTTTTCCCATACAAGTATTGTTTTGGTTTGTGCAAAGTAAGCCCTATTCACGCGGAGAACCGAATGAACTTTACGAAGTCCAAATAAAAAGCCGTAATGTATTGGAACACTACGGCTTACACGAATAACTAATTTATGAAGTAAAAAAACTAAAAGTGGTTGCGTCGGGCATATTCTGCAATTAGAATGCCATCTCTATCTGGGTGTTTAATATTATCAAACTGTGGAAACAAGCGGTTTCCTATATCCAAAGAAGCCTTTTTAAGCTCTTCCCCACTACAGCCTTTGGGAAGAAGTGCTTTTTGCCATTCCTTAGAATCTACAAACATGTGGCGAATACCCATTGCTTCAATCATAATAAGCTCTGCCTCATGGCAACGTAACGCTGATGCAGTAGATGCAAAGCGGCTTGGATTTACAAGAGGACGCTCCATTAGAAGTGTAATGTCATTCTTGTTGTATTTGGAAAACAGTTCCATAAATTTGCTGTAATCCAATCGGGACACTTCCTTCTTTGCCTTTGTATAATCTTGCACCTTCTTGACGGGTGTCTTGCAAAAAAAAGATTCAATATCATCTCCGACAATACCGATGCTGCCGGAAACACCATTATCTAAACCAACGTAAATTCTGCCCATATCATTTCGCTTTAAATTTCCACAAAGATACAAACTTTTTTAAAACTTCAAAAGAAAAAGCCCCGGATTAACCGAGGCTTCCCCAAATGATATGAAGTTGGTCGCAACACGCACGTCACGTATTACTGTGCAAATATAAGCATATTACTTCTTGCTACCAACGTTTTCATCAACTATTTTAGCATCATCAAACATTGCTGCTACCTTTGATGCTTTATCCTTGTCAATCAAAGGCTCGTCACCAACATTATCTACATAATCCGGTGTATCTTCACTGCGGAATACAGCTTGGTCGTCACGGATAGCTTTCTGCATCTCAACGGAAAGAGGAGCATTGCGAGATAAGTTCAGCTTAATAACCGTCTTCCTACTCATTTCGTAAAAATCTGTTACCCATTTGGAACTGTCACGTACATTGGCATACTGGCTTTTGTACGTCTGTGAATAGCGAAGCCCGTGAGCTTTCAGTTCCTCTACTGACATATATAATGTGCTTTCATATCCGTTCAAAAGCTGGAAGTAAGAAACGAATCCGATAATAGAAAGTTCATTTCGCTTCTTATCGTCTTGTTCAAACTTGAAGTCTATCTGACCCGTCAATCGGTTGCGGTTTATAAGCTCTCCTTCTCGTACATCTGTACAATTAATGCACTTGAACTGACCGCTTCGCAATGCCAACTGCACATAAGCCTTATACCCAATCTGAAATTGCGCTTCCGTAATACCTAACTTATTGTTCTTGTAAGGTATCAGATAAGCACAACCGAAAGATGGGTCAAGCGGCAAATCGGATGCAGTAGCACGAATAGCACCATACATAAGCGTTGCCGGCTCACATTCCTGCAATTTTGCATTGTTAGCTACTAAAGATACCAAATTGCTTACAAAAGCATCCTTTTTATCACTCAATACCTTTTTCAAATACTCTTGGGTTGCATTGTGGGATATGTAGCTATTCAGCCTTTGCAATCCCGTTACTTTGTTCTCGCTCATATTCTTTTAAAATTAATTGATATTGTTCTTCTGTAAATTCCTTCCAGTCTAAAATCATAACCCTACACCCAGCTTCCTTCTCGATAAGATTACGGTAATACTCCACATTGAAAAAATCATCTTCTTTAGGTAGAAATAAAGAAGCTTGACCTCTACTATGATAATAGACAATGTACCAATAGGAAACGGCAGGAGCATCAATACATGAATATACTACACTGCCAATATAACCTAAAAAAAGAATACCTAAGACTATCCATACTAACATATTACTGATGGAGTAAAGAAAATGTCCTATGCAAAGCACACCAATTATAGACAATATGATAAAGAGGAGAGAAACTATCTCTTTCCCCACAGCCTTTATAATCTTACTTTTCATCCTTCACCTCCTTAGTCTTAATCAGTACATAACCTTTCTTCTTGACTTCCTTCTGGTATTCAGCAACCAGTTCGGGATGCTCAGACGCAAACTTTACCTTATCGAATTGCATAGATATGGCTTCATCTACTCTACTAATAGTAAAATAGGGGGTCTTTACACTCTTAATTTCATTCTTGCACAAGAAATCATAGAAACGGGATTTAAACTCTTCTATGCTGTCTTGCTTCTCCTTTATTGAAACAAGAATGTTGTTTACTTGCTTCATCTGTTCTTGAACCTCGGCAGGCAAATAATCCCAATCTATTTCCTCACGTTTGTATTCAGTCATTTCGGACACGTACTGGGCGGCAATATCCATTCCAGAAGCAATATCAAATACTGGCTTCTTGAATATCACCTTCTTTCTGCTTATCTTATCGGGGTCAAAAGCAAACTGTAGCTGCGATTCGTCCTCAAACATAACAGAAGCATCATAGTGACAAAGTTCAAGCTTGAAATCAGCACCTAACTGCTCTGCCAATTCCTTACCAAGCACATACTCAACATAAAGTTGTTCCTTATAATCTTTATAAGTCTGCTCGATGTCAGTAGTAGTAGCCTTACATTCGACCCATAAGAGCAATGGCTTATCCCTACTCTCGTCAAAAAGAGAGAAATCAATATGCACGAGCAAACCAAGTCCTTCACGCCCGTATTTCTGACTTCTAAAGCATTTATTGCTCTCCCAACGCTCATCTACTTGCACCAAGCTGTCATAAATCATATTTTCTATGAAATCACCGTACTGCATGGCAATATTAGTAATGTTTGGTCTTTCATACAGACCTTTGGCAATGGCAAGACGCTCTACTTGTGCTCTTTGAACACAACCGTTCTTGGCTATAGCGGCAAGAATACGGGCATCTGACCCACCGAGATTCCCAACTCTGGACGATATAATTTCGTCCTTGTAACCATAATTGTTCTCCATATCACTTCATTTTGTTAATAAATTGCATAATATCTTCCCTACTTACGTGACCTCTGCCTTTAGGCTGCAACAGCATATCCGCAAAGAGGTCTGCAACAACATTGTTGATGAAATCGTGAAGTGTACGCTTAGTCACGCACTCCTCCGATTCAGACATCTCAATCTTAGACTTGATTTCTTTAAGAATTTCATTGTTCTCTTCCAGCAAAGCCAAAACTCTATCAATCTTCTCTTCCATTCTCCCATCGTTTAAAATGTTCCAATGCCCTGCTAAGTGTCTGACAACAAAAAGCACTGACACCAAAATCGTTAGCTGTGGGATATAGAACTCTTGCCTCGTAATGAACTGTCTGACCGTTAAGAACTACATCAGTGTCGCTACATTCCCTACGTCTGAACACCTCATACCATCGTACACTCGGATTCTCAATAATCTCAACCATGTAGATGTACGCATTGTTACCTTTGTTAATCTGCTGGAAACGGAAAGGCTTCATACTGCCTTTACCGTTAAATTTTAATTCCAACTCCCTCATAATAATCTATTTATTAAAAGGGTAATCCATCTGGGTCATTTGGGGAAGGCTGATTAAAGGCTTGTGCTGCTACTTGTTGAGCTTGCTTAATCTGCTGCTGTACGGCTGGGGCTGGCTGCTGCCCAGTAGTAGCAGCTTCCTTCTTCCCACGTTTTATCAAAACATGCGCATTGTTGGCAACGATACTCCAATATCTTACTTTTGTATCTTGGTTTGTAGTAGAACGCATCATGCCAGATACCCAAATACGACTGCCTTTCTTAGCATATTGGCATATCTCCTCAGCATCAGCACCAAATAATGTAACATCGAAGAACTCCGGAATCCATTCTACATTAGGAGCTTTACCTTTAGGATAGCTTGCGCATACTGTAATAAATGCAAAGCTCTGACCGTTCTTACTTGTTTTCAATTCCGGGTCTTTCGTAAGATTTCCCTCTACTTCAATTCTATTTACGTCCATTTTAATTCAAATTTATGTCAGTTTCAAACTTCTTTTCCAAATCATCTTCGCTCATAGATATTTCATTAAGCATACTCAAACATATCAGAATATCCTTCTTTATAGATATGGCACAGTCAAAGTCTTCTTCACATCCATCCTTAACTGCTTGTGAGTACATCTCAAACATAGACTTTATCTCTGAGGTCTGAAATTTTACCAAATCCTCCAAATCATGGTGTAGAACCAATTTAGTTACTTCTTTCATTTTTACATTTTTTATACTATAACTTTTAGTTATAATGGTTAGTTATTCTTGTCTTAACAATGCCTTAGCAATAATATCCGGGTCAATCAGCTTTTTTCCTAATTCCCGAATAGCCTTGTTGCACGCATCAGTATTCAAATCCACATCGGGAACTAAAGCCTTCATAAGCTCATTCATTAGCTGTGACATCCTATTCAAGTCTAAATGGGCAAATTTAAGCCTCTTGAACGAAGGGTCTTTGGCAATCATCTCCTGCCTGCGGTACTTCAACTGGCAACAACTATAATCACACATAGTCCTTGCCATTTCCAGCCAACTGAAAAGCTCCGAATCCTCGACACAAGCCTTATCATACTCACTTTTAATAGAATTAAACAGAGTATCAACTTCATCTTGAATAGCGTCCATGAAAATATCGTTGGAATCGGCAAACTTAGCGGAAGAATCAGCCATCATAGTATTTATTACCTTCTCGTATCTGCTCCTTTCAAGCTCAACCTTATTCGCCAACTGCTTTACACGAAAGCGGTAAAAGGGACTTTTCCTTAACCTAAACAGTGCAAATATCACTGTAGCACAAGCAAGGTCGTTAGTAGCCATAATATTATAGCTGACAGTGGATATTAGTGCTTCCCGTTCGGAAACAACTACATGTGTGTCTTCGTATTCCTCCATATCATTTTTTCCTTATCTGTATGTAGCCACGTGCTTCGGCAACCTTCAAATCCGGAAGGTCAATCTCCTTAACATCAACGGGTGTTTCACCATTGATGCTGATATAATCAGAGAATCCGAAGCGTTTGACAATACGGTCATACATTCTTGGTGAACCATCGGAAGGCTTGTGCATAGCCTCCTTAGTCCAGTGAATTGTCAACTTCATTTCTTTTTAACGTATTTCGCCATATATTTGGTCGGAAACAGCTTCATGTCAAACAGCCATTTGATAATCAGAATGACCGTTTCGCCAAAGCTGTCTACCGGATTGTGAAAGGAGATTAAAGTCTTCTCCCCATGCTTGGTCTTACGGGTATAGGACAGATTATACACATATGTCCCCTTACTTATGGTAAATGAGTATGTATAACCATCATCATCCACAATAAAGCCGGGAATCATGTCTATCAGACGCATCATACTCCAAAGAGGTATGTCGCGTTCCTCGTCGTGCAAGGTCAAATCTGCCGTCCGAGGGTCAATACCCAAGCCAAGCAATAACTTGGACTGCATGACAGTAGTAGAGTTTGTATTGAACATGTTCATAATCTCATTCTTTAATTAGTTTCATCCATTTATCTGAATCACACTCGTAAAAAAGATTGCATCCACGATAGCTTTTCCGAATACCCAAGCAAACACGGATAATAATTGACTTGGTAATTCCTAACCTGCGAGCCATCTCCGTAGCGGAAGGGTAGTGACCCACAATACGACCGTCCTTAATGACTATTACAGCCTTCTGAAAATGAGGCATCTTGGTAGAACCGTCAGCTATCCTCTTTTTCATAATCTCCGACAGCTTCTTCTTCGTTTCCTCGGAACAAGGTCTGCCTCCAAATCTCAATCTGTGACCCTTGTTGAACTGCCCCTTGCAATTCCGGTCACGATAAATAGGCTCTAAATATAACTCCATATCATTCTCTTAAATAATCCTCAACATCAATACGACCTTTCTTGCACTCCGAACCGGAAACAATCAAGCTATCCAAAAAGGTTTCACCATCGTCAAAGTGAAACGTCACAGATACGTCCCCGACCTCTATGTTGTCACTCGTATTGTCGTTCCCGTATATAGCCTCTTGACAAGCCTCAATGTAGCGGAGGCACTGATGAAGGTCTATAGCTTGGTTAAAACTCAAATTCATAATCAATACAATAACATCTTTACCAACAATCCAGTATAAGCACTCGCAAACAACGCCATTTCCAGCCAGAACAGCCACTTCTTCTTAAACAGCATGACAATGCCCGACACAAAGAAGAAAGCGGAAGGGATATACCACATACCAGAGAACAACAGCCATAAGGTAGTGCCCAATCCAGCTACTATAGTCCCACCGAAGTGAACCTTCCTCTGAAACTCCTCCTTGAACAAAGGCGCTGTACCGACAAACATCAGACCGCCACAAGCCAAGAAAGAAAGAAACTGAACACTGTCAGAAGACAATTCAAGCCATACGGGAACAAGAAGCATAGGACAGAGAACCATAACAAGCTGAAACAGCCAAGAAGGACGGTGCTTCTCCTTCAAAATGTAGTAGGTATCTGAAAGGGAAGCAGGAAGTCCGCATACCTTCAAAGCATAACCAATGTATGCTACAAGTGTTAATAAAGATAACAGATATAAATATGTCATTTGTTAACGATTTTAATATTATCTCAATGCAAATATAGAAAAAAAAATTCTAAAATGTAAACTTTTATTGCTGTTTTACAACATTGTGCTGCAAACTTCCACCAATATTGTCGGGATTGAACTTGTGAAAAGGCACAATGAGGGGAAATTTATCCTTAGCAAAGCCATAAGTACCTATCTTCCAGTTAGCAAGAACCGAAACTGGCTCGTCGCTACAATAAAAAACATAGGAATTGTCAGTTAACTCATAAAAGATGGGACACAACGTATTGTTCTCATTGTCGTACTTGAATCCACGGGAAAGCCAATGCTCAAACGCAACCTCTTCAAGAACACGATACATCCCCTTGTCGGAATAGCAATGAGCAATTTTACCATCACTATCCAAGTAGCTGAACACAACCGTGAAAATACCCGAAACATCTGTAAAAGCATCCACAAAGTAGTAAGTGGGAACACCACCATCGTACTTAGCCACAATGTCACCACAGAAAAACTTATTCTTCTCGCGGAGAAAGTCTGAAATAGAACGAATAGTACAGCAATTAGCACCTATGACATAGGAATCCTCAACCCAATAAGAACGCCATTCGTCACCTTTGTCCACAACATAAAGCTCGCGATGGGATTGCTTGTCAATAAACACCTCCTTTGCCTCGTAAATCATACGGTTACATTCATCCTCAAAGATGTGAGAAGAATCAATACCCAAATCAGAAAAGTTACAAGTAATGTCCTTGTCATCTGAACGCAAGACAAGGCGATTGTCTAAATCAACACCATACATGACATACTTAAGCCCATTAACTGACAAAGGGAAAAATTTCAAATACTTGCCAGCAACAACATTCAAATGCTCACTACGCTTCATAAATAAAATCTCCTTTCATATCATTCAAGTTTTTAGTTAAACAACACCGCAAATGTACTAACTAAATTCTGAAATCCAAATTATAGAAGCGAAAATTTTAATTTTATTTCGGGTAGACGATAAAATACTTAGGTTCGTGGGTAAAATACGCAAATAAACGTTGCATAAATACAAATCAAGCATACTACCAGCCAAACCAACATACAAGGTTTCTAAAACCCCCGATTTCGGGGGAATTAAAATCATCAGTAGGCAAATACACTACACCCACGGACAATACTTCCCGAAGTCGGAATCACGACAACGGCTGAATATCAGACACTTACAACATTTATCCCCAATACGGCAATTTACATAGCGGCTGATAATCAACTGTTTAACCACGAACTAAATTTATTTTTTTTATTTTTTCGGAGTTAGGCTATGTGTACCCCACCGTTTCCGGCTACGGTTTACCCCCCCCCATACCCCTATAAAGGATTCTTTGCCCGTCTTGCTTGTTTGCAGGGGCACTGAGAAACAAACGAAGCACGGAGAAAGTAT